GGGATGGCCTCTTATTTTAGCTGTTTTAGGTGCTTCCGCTGCTCAAGGTGCGTATAGCGCCAGCCAATCTCGTAAGGCACAAAAGAAAGCGAGAGAAGAAGCAAATACTCGTGAATTAATTGAAGGCTCGGCACCTAATTTATCTAATGTTGCAGAAGTAATCGCTGAGGATGTTCAGGGTACTGATGTAGCTGGTTTAGAAGAAGCCTTAGCTGCGATGGATTATCAGGGCGGGGAAGTACCGATACCTTCTGGCGAACCGTTACCTATGGAAGACCCGACAGCAGATCTTTCTGAAGCGGAGTTAATGGCTTTAATAGAACAATCAGGAATTGCTCAAATGGCCAGCGGTGGGCCAGTAGGTACACCTGAAGATGTTTATTATTTTAACGTCCCGCAAGTTATGGGGATGATGCAAGATCCGAATCCTCAAATACAAGGGGTCGGTATGCAATTAGCAGATATTATGTCTTCGACTCCTGGAATGGATATGGTTCCCGCGACTCGCGATCAAATAACGATGATGGCTGGAGGCGGGTCGACTGATCCTGGTCGTGACGATTTAATGCAGCAACTTTCTGAGTTAGATAAATTAGTTGAAGACGAAGTTATTTCTCAAGCCCGAGCAGATTACGATCGTCAATTAATTATGGATCAACTTGCAGGGGAATATCTCGGAGAAACAGATCGTATTCTCTCTGATGGAGATTATAAACAGTTTAGTGATATGGTGTCGAGAGTTGTCGGTAAAAAAGGCCGCGAAGAAGACTATCCAAGAGTTCAGATAACCCCGATGGCCGAAGGTGGCCCGATATCCGAGGAACGTCTTAATAACCAAAGACTCCGTTGAGCACCCCACTTGATCAATTAAAAAGCGTAGACCTTTCCCATCTCTCTAAGGAGGAGGCGAAAGAGTTTACGATATTACTCGAGGAGTTAGAAAAGCGTGAAAAGCGCGAAAGTTCTATGGCATCGTTTTACGATTTTGTTAAAGCGATTTGGCCAGAGTTTATTGCAGGTGCTCACCACAAGAAAATGGCCGAGGCTTTCGACAAGATTGCTTCAGGAGAGTCAAAAAGACTCATAATCAATATGCCACCACGACATACGAAGTCAGAGTTTGCTTCGTATTTGTTTCCTGCATACCTATTAGGTAAACGCCCTAAGCTCAAAATTATTGAAGCAACGCATACCGCTGACCTCGCGATTAATTTCGGTCGTAGAGTTCGTGACTTATTAGAAAGCGAAGAGTATGCAGAGATATTCCCAGCTACCGAACTAAAAGCCGACTCACGAAGCGCGGGTAAATGGAATACTTCGCAAGGTGGACAGTATTATGCGGCGGGTATTGGTGGTGCACTTGCGGGTCGTGGTGCTGATTTGTTTATTATTGACGACCCACACTCTGAACAAGATGCGTTTTCGGATAAAGCGTTAGAAGAAGCCTACGATTGGTATCAAACTGGGCCTCGTCAGCGCCTACAGCCAGGAGGTGCTATCGTTATTGTAATGACTCGTTGGTCTAAAAAAGACGTAACGGGTAAATTAATTAAACGGATGGCTCAAGAACAGGGTGGGGATGAATGGGAGATTATTGAATTCCCTGCAATACTTCCGTCAGGCAACCCGTTATGGCCAGAGTTTTGGTCTCTTAAAGAATTAGAAGCAACGAAAGCGTCGATTCCTCCGTCTAAATGGGCAGCGCAGTACATGCAACGGCCTACTGGGGAAGGTATTTCTATTATTCCGAAAGAATGGATTAAAGAATGGCCGAACGATGACCCTCCATCTTGCGATTATTTGATACAAAGCTACGATACGGCGTTTTTAAAATCAGAACGAGCCGACTATACGGCGATTACAACGTGGGGAGTGTTCTATCCCGAAGGTAAAATCGGCGATGAACTGTATAACGGGCAGGACGCCCATATAATTTTGATAGATTGTGTAAAAGAACGATTAGATTTTCCTGAACTCAAACGTGAAGCGATGCGCTTGTACGAATATTGGGAGCCTGATTCGGTAATTATCGAAACAAAAGCGTCAGGTATCCCGCTTACACAAGAATTACGACGACAAGGTATCCCGATAAACACCTTTTCACCGAGTAAAGGTCAAGATAAGATCGCTAGATTGAATACGGTTAGCGCGATTTTCCAAGAAGGCCGTGTTTGGGTACCTGATACGAATTGGGGGCAAGAATTAGTCGACGAAATCGTAGATTTTCCGAACGGAGAGAACGACGATTGCGTAGATGCGACGACTTTAGCCCTTATGCGCTTTAGACAAGGCGGGTTTTTGCGTTTAGAAGGCGATTATGCCGACGATGACGGTTATTTTCCAAAAGTTCGCGTTTATTACTGATTTATTCTAGTAAAAAATAAGAGTATGGTGGCAACCCATGGCTGAAGTACAGATTCCCGAGGGTGAAGAGAACGTAGAAATCCTTTTTGATGAAGAGGATAACGTTCTTGACCCGTCTCTTTTGACCGAAGAGGTCGAAATCCCTTTCGAAGAAAATTTAGCCGAGTTTTTAGACCCAGCTACCCTTTCTGAAGTCTCTAGCGAGCTAACTACTGCGTTTGATGAAGACCTTAGTTCTCGTGGGGATTGGTACGAAGCGTTTAAAGACGGATTAGAACTATTAGGGGTAGATAGTGACCCTAGAAGTGAGCCGTTCGAAGGAGCGAGTGGGGTATATCACCCGTTACTAGCCGAAGCGACTACTCATTTCCAAGCACAAGCGTATAAAGAACTTCTTCCTGCAAACGGCCCAGTAGATACTAAAATTATGGGCGCGTCTAGTGATCCGAAAGCGATGCAAGCTAATCGCGTTAAGGATTTCATGAACTACCAGCTCATGTATAAAATGGAAGAATACGATCCTGAAATGGATCAGATGTTATTCTTTTTGCCTCTAGCTGGTTCTGCATTTAAGAAATGTTATTTTGACCCAGCAATAGGTCGAGTCGTTTCTAGGTTTATAAAAGCTGAAGATTTAATCGTACCGTACTACGCTACGGATCTTCATACGTCTCCGCGTATTACTCATCGCATGACGATGTCAGAAAACGACTTGCGTAAATTACAGCTAAGTGGTTTTTACAGAGATATGCCGATGAGTTCTCCTAGCTATTCAGCTGATGGAGATAACGCAGTACAAGATAAGATTGATGAGATTGACGGTGTTTCTAGAACAGGAACTCAAGCCGAATATACGTTACTTGAGTTTCATGTAGAACTAGATATCGAAGGATTTGAACACACAGGTAGTGATGGAGAACCAACAGGGTTAGCACTTCCGTATATTGTTACAATCTGCAAAGATAACGATACCGTTCTATCTATTCGTAGAAACTACGAAGAAATGGATCCGATGCGTAAAAAGATTGAATACTTTACGCATTATAAGTTCCTCCCAGGACTAGGCTTTTATGGATTTGGCCTAATCCACATGATCGGCGGGGTTACCCGTTCCGCAACGTCGATTCTTCGTCAACTTATTGATGCCGGTACTTTAGCTAATCTTCCAGCTGGTTTCAAAGCTCGTGGTTTAAATATACAGAGATCGGATGATCCTGTACAGCCAGGAGAATGGCGAGATGTGGATGTTCCTGGGGGGACTATTCGAGAGTCGTTCTTGCCGCTTCCGTATAAAGAACCAAGTGCAACATTAGCTCAGTTACTAGGGTTGTTAGTTGAATCTGGGCAACGATTTGCATCCGTTATGGATAATCAAACAGGAGACGCTAATTCTAATGCTCCTGTAGGTACAACGGTTGCGTTATTAGAAAAAGGACAGAAAGTAATTTCTGCAATCCATAAACGGTTGCATTACGCACAGCGTAATGAATTTAAAATACTAAAGAGGTTATTCGGTGAATACTTACCTCCGGAATATCCTTACCAAGTACAAGGTGCTCAACAAACCGTTTTTGCTGAAGATTTTAATAATAGTGTTGATGTTATTCCTGTTTGTGATCCCAATATCTTTAGCACTACCCAACGGATTATTTTAGCGCAGACACAGCTTCAAATGGCTCAGAGTGCCCCTCAGATCCATAACATGAAAGAAGCGTATCGCAAGATGTATATTGCTTTGAACATTAAAGATATCGACGATATTTTAATGCCAGACTTTGCCCCAGCCCCGAAAGACCCTATTCAAGAAAATATGGACTCGGCTATGGGGATGCCTCTAAAAGCGTTTATCCAACAAAACCACGATGCGCACGTTCAAGCGCATATTGCATTTATGCAAAATCCTCAAACGCAACAGAATCCTCAAGCGATGGCAGGATTACAAGCGCACATACAGGAGCACCAAGCTCTAAAGTATCGTATACAAGTAGAGGAGATGTTGGCACAACAAGGTATCGAATTACCTCAACCTGGACCAGATGGTCAGATGCCTCAGTTGCCTCCAGAGTTAGAAAGTCAAATAGCTGTAGCGGCTGCTCAAGTAACTCAACAGATTACAGGTCAAGAGCAAGCCTTAGCACAGGCAATGGCAGCACAACAGCAAGACCCAGAAAGAGAAATGTTCCAACAACAGCTAGAGTTAGAATTCGAAAAACTCAAGCAGCGTGATAGAGATTCTGAACGTAAAGCACAGCTCGAAAGAGAGCGTATTGAATCTCAAGAAGAACAAACAGACGTTCGTGTTGCCGCTGAATTACAAAAAGCGGAAATGCAAGATGATCGTGAAATAGATTCTAATCTAACTGAAATCGCTAAGATCGTTCGAGAGTCCAGAGAGCAGTAACTTATGTCACATCTAATCAGCAATATTCCACACTTTAATTGCTGGGTTAGAAAAGAATACACACACAATCATTTAGATTACCACGGAGAGTATTTACATGCTATAGCGATTGCGGTAAACACTATCCCTGATAGATGTTTATCTTTCCAAGTTGTATTCACTGGGTACGAATTGGGAGAGAAAGAAGATTATGAGAATCTTCACGGAGGAGCGATGTGGGCACGAATGCCTATTACGGCTCTAGTAGCGGATGCGATGCTTGAGGAAATGCCAGAAGCGATGGCTACTCATTTAGCGCAACCTTGGGACTGTAGTTCACGAGACCATGAAGTTATTGTTATGGATCGTGTATCTTCTAGTCCTTGGTTATGTAAGATTGATAGTGATTTTTATACTGGGAAGTATTTGTTTACAGTTGATTACACAGGAAACGATATCGCTGACGATCCTGCACAACATAAACAAAGTCATTTGATACAACTTACAGATGCTGGGAAATGGACAGGCAATATTGTAGCGTTGCCTAATAATCGTGTAAGAGCGACCAATCCAGCGTTATGGGAGACAGGTTCTGGAGCACCAGACTTTTATCCCAGTCAACATGTACATAGTGCAGAGATTGACGATAGCTACATGGATCCGAATGTGACTTTTAACAAC